CCAAGTATTGGCACTAAATGCTGATTTAATACTTTCGGTTGTCGTACCGTCAATATAAATATCGGCATTCAATCTGATTCGTCCCGCAAAAGTCGTTCCGACTCTAAACTGTAATGAACCCGCCTCGCCTGATGTTTTTGTGGCTCTGACATAAAATATCATTGTTCCACTATCAACACCCGCGGGCAAAGTTCTTGCAATATATATTTCGGTTGATGATGGCGGACTGCCCAATACCGCTTTCGCTCCTTCTTGAACTACACTTTCTTGCACATCAAACAACACATCGCCAGACCAAGAATCTTGACCTGTTAAATCGGCAGTATTAAGCGAATTAAAATTTTGGATGTATGTCCAAGCAGCCATAATTAGGTATGAGTTACATAAGGTTTTTCTATTTTTATATGACACTTCCGACAGAGTGTCAGTCCATTTTCTACCAAAAATCTCAATTCTGGAAAGTTAGAAAACTTTTTAATATGATGCGCTACAATGTTTCCTTTTTGACAATGTATTCCGCAAATTCGGCAAGTCCAATTATCTCTTTTATAAACTTCATTTCTCCAAATAATATATTCCAAGCTTCCTCGCAATCTATTGTGTTCTGGTGTAACGCCACCTTTCCAAGCGTGATGCTTTACTCCTCGCGGAACGAGTGGACTAATCTTTTTACTTTTAATCATTTTGTCTCTATATTCAGGGATTTTAGAAGGATTATTTTCTCCAGTCATTCTTTTTTTTATTTTTTCTTTGTACTCCAAATTATTATTTCTGCTTTCCAGAAGACGCTTCTTTATTTCAGAAACATTATTTCCTTTTGTCCAATGATTTTTAGTTGTTTTCCACTTTTTAGCCATATCTCCTAAACATGTGTGATAAAGTCATTAGATGGTGAAAAGAAGATTGTATTCGGTTCACTTGTCACGGCGAATCCGACCCTGCGCATTACGCTATCAGTTGTAACGGGGGCGGTAGAAGTTATATCTCCCGCCGTTTCACTAACATACACGGGCGCACCCAAAGCAATGGAAGCCGGGAATGCCGCTGACCGAACTGTTCCTAAAAGAAGCATAGAGGTTGCCGCACCGTCCGTGCTGGCATCCACACAAATACCTAATACCACGTCGCCGGCCGTTGAAGCAGCACTTGCGTCTGCCAGTAGCCATTCTGTTGCTGTAACGTCGAGATAACACAAGTCGCCAAAGGCAAGAGTTGCACCTGCTGTTCCGGGAACGGTGATGCCCGAATATCTTTCGTCGGCAGACATTGAAGCATCAATTTCCAACCCAATAGTTGCGGGGTCTGCGCCCTCACCGAGATTGATTTTTGCAGCAAGTGTTCCCGCGACAATGTTGGCTGGCACAAGTCCGGTTATATTCGTTGCTATGCCCGCCGAAGGCGTGCCAATATCGGGAGTTGTCAGAGTGATTCCGGCCAGAGTCAAAGTCGCCGATGCTCTGTTGATGGCCACTTGTGTCGTGCCAATGTAAAAAGTTTGTCCGACATCTGCTTTGGAAGCGGCAAGCCCTGAATACTGTGAGTTAGTAGCATTATCTCCCGTGTTAGTACCTGAAACTGAGGCATCTAAAGGCACGGTCAACGTTTTAGAAGTCGTACCACCCGCGATGGTGAAACCTACGGCTTGTGAAGCAAGAGTTAGGGCATTATAAGACAATGCGGTTATCGCGCCGGAACTATTCCATCCATATTCAATGGAAGTGATAATTTTAAGAGTGCTTTCCGTGGGAGGAGTTGCGATAGTGTTAGCGGTTCTTTTTATTCTAATCCAGTATTTTGAACCCACTCCATTAACCGTATCTATCGCCCATCCGGATAAAGGCAACATCCAAGATATAGCACCATTCACCCTGAAGCCATTGGAATCATCGCTGGGAGAAAAAACTGTCCAACTACTTGCCCCAGCGGAATACTCAAACGTGGGTTTCACTCCGGCTCCCGAAGCAACGATTGATAAAATTACTTCAATGGAATCGTAGGTCGTGGAATGTCCGAAATAAATATAATCATTTTGAGCGGCAAAAATTTGAACATTCGTTCCCGAAGAACCAAAAGCTGTGGTTGTATCGGTATAAGAACCGTTATATTTCCACGCTTGATCTGCCGCCACATAAGAACCCGTATGTTGAGAAATAACGCCAATATCGGATAAAATGTTTAGGGCAGTAGCCAAGATAGACCCTGTACCGATTTTGGAAAACTGGAGAGCATAAACTTGTCCTCCTGTGGAATTGGCAGTATCAATTTGAATATCCAACGGAACTGAATAAGTGCCTGCTCCAAGTCCTGTCGTGATGAAATTTATGAAAAGTCCCCTTGAATCCCCAAACCCCGCGGCATCTATATCCAAATAAATGGGTTTTGTTCCCGTCATCCCGGCGGTATGCTCAATCCTAAATACCCCTGTAGTTATGGTACGAGGATTGGTGCGTGCGTTTATGTAAATATCATCATCCGCTCTCATCAATAAATGAAATTGGTGGGTTGGGGCAATGCCGAGACCCAATCTATCCGTGCTTTCTTCGTAAATCAAACCGGTCGTTAAACTGCCCAACCCAATAGTACCCTTCGTGGCGTGAGAAGTTGAGTTGAACAGTAAATCTCCGCCGGAAGCAATACTGCCATAAATATTAGCGGTCGTAATGGAAGTGGCGGTTGCCGCGTCAAGAACGGGCGTAACAAAAGTCGGAGAAGTTTGTAAAACGGGATTACCTGTCCCTGTGGGGGTGCTATTTTTGATAAGTTTGCCGGTAGTTCCATCAAATAAAACAGGAACGGCGTCAGTCGCTGAAGCCGGGCCAACAACATCTCCCGCGCCTGCTCCGTCTGTTCCTTTATCGCCCGTGCGGGTAAATAAAATAGAAACAATATCAGACGCGGAAAATGTGCCGGCAGAAGCAATGTGCGTTACAACAACTTTTCTATATCCTGTTCCGTCCGTTACCGCGCCCGTGATATTAAATACGGCAAATGTGGTTTCGGTTCCCCGTTTCGTTATTTTAAGAGTTCCCCGAAGCGCGGTATTTGTTGAATCGTCCCAAAGGTCTATAAAACCGGACACATCAGAACCGCCGTTTTCCAAATTATCCAAAAAAAGTTGCGTAACACTCGCGATGGTCGCGTTGTTAAAACGAATTTTACCGGCTCCCGGATCGGCATCGGTTGTCACCGTATCAAACGAATAAAGAAGTCCCGCGGATACGCCATCAAAACCATCCGCGCCGGTAGCGCCGGTAGAACCTGTGGCGCCTGTTGCCCCTGTGGCTCCCGTGGCCCCTGTAGCTCCTGTATCGCCCTTATCCGCGAGTAAAGCCCAATAAGTGGTATTAGTTGGTAAATTTCCCGTGCTATTGACTTTACAAGCGTAAGAACCGCCAAGATAATCCACAATGTCGCCGACAGTATAAGCGGTGATCGCGGAGTAAGTCCCTTTTAATAAAGCCGATAATAATTTATTTGCCATTTAATTTTTATTTATGTTTGTCAAAGTTGAACTATTTTTGGTTATGTTTGAAGGAATATCGGCTGTTTTTAAGATTAAAGTTTCATCTTCGGATGAACCCACGAGAATATAATCCAACGCGTCAGTCAATAAATACGATATTGTGCTTTCTTTTTGTACGTTGGTTAAAGTTGACATTATCTTGTATTAGTAATTAAGGGCAACATTCTATGCTTGACGGGATTTCTCATTTCGCAATACACTTTAAATTCATTTTCCGCTTTATTGAGTTCCGCTTCTATTCTTGTTATCAGATAAGGTTTTGCCACGTTTGTCGCCAAAAGCCAATCAAGAGAGGCACCGAGTGAAAGAATTTGATGATGCCCCGCTTCAAACCCGGGCTGTTTTGTCGTGTCGGAGGTCGTGAAATAAGATGGAACTCTTTTATAAAAAAGTTTTCCTCCGTTGGTTTTGGAATAGTTGGGAACAGGACTTAGAAATACAGTATTGTTTCTTTCAATGTAGCCCGTCGGAATGCCTGTATCGCTCGGGTTGGGAGACATCACCAATTCGGCATTATCCGCTTCGCCGCCGGACAAATGTCCGCTTTGATTTCCGTTTACGGCCACGTCGTCCAAAGTCAACAAGTTCAATTTCACATATTCGGTCGCCGATGTGGACTCTAAAATTAAAACGGCGGTGATGTCGGTTATTGAATTACCGTCGGCATCGGTCAAGAATTGATAATCATGTTGTCCCGACACCAAATCAAAATATGAAAATGGCTGATTGATATAATTAACGTCATCAGATTGAGAAAGCCGCGAAAGTCCGTCAAGCATTCCCATCGCTCTTTCATATCGTCTATTAAGGCGATTAGTGAACTGCTGTTTTAAAAACGTGTTTCCTGAAATCCCGGCATCACCAAGATTACACCAAAATTCGCAATCCTGAAGCAAACCTTGTTTATTTGTTGTGTCGTTATATTGCATGATAATTTACCTATCTTTGTCCCCATAAAGGGACAAAGGAGAAAAACTAATCAATTCCCGTAAAGAACGGAATCCTGTATGTGTTAGCTCCCACCTTAACCGTGAAATATCCCTCAGCCGTGGAGTATGTCCCGCCGCTGACTGTCGCACAGTCAAGCGTTTCGCTTTCGGCATAAATCAGATTGGTGAAACCAGATGAATTAGCGGCGGCAACGTTAATCACTGCCGGAACTGCTCCCGAAGCGGGGGCAACACCTGATGTAGAAAATCTCAACATATAGGTAGCCGCGGGGCTTGTTCCTTGAGATTCATCTTGTATCTCAAGTCCGTAAATAGAAGTCGCGACCACACCATTGTTTTTCATTGTAAGCATTAAGGTACTCATTGTCTGAACCGTTCCAGCTCCTGTTTTATTTTCGGCTGTAATGTTCAATCCTTTAACTATGCTACAGGTCGCTCCTGTCCCCGTGTTCCTCGCCAAAATCTCAATTCCTTCTACTCCGCCATTAGTACCATTGGCGGCGCTATTAAAAGCGTTTATCTTCATTCCAATATCCTTATTACCATCCCAAGTGGTTAAGGCATTGGTGGAAGCGCGGGTGATGTTAACGTTCAACAATCCTTGACGTACTCCCGCCGCAACATCGTTAGTGTATGCCTCTATTTTGGCGATTGGTTTAGATGACCATGCGTTTCCGCCCGCCAACGCACCATCAAAAACGACGATATTCTGGGTTGTTGGATTCAATTGATTCGGCTGTGCCATTTAATTTGTGAAATCCACCTATTCCGCAATTATTCCTTTAAGGAGGTTAGGTGTGAACGTGTAATCGGTGGAAAAACACGTCCACAATTAACCCCCCAAAAGGAGGGTTAATAACTAAGCAAGCGTAATATCCACCACTAAAGCCGCTTTTGTCGTCCACAACTTAAACCCGACATAACCATAAGTTACGACCTCCATCCCGGTTTTGCCCGTTACGGATTTTTCTTCCCACTTAATGCCTCTTGGAGAAGCATATGTCGCCACGTTTTTGACTCCAAAAACCCTGTGGCCATCGTTAGCGATGTCAGAACGAGTGCCGATTGTGGCTGTCACGAAAGTACCGGAGCGAACGACATAAATGTCAACACCCATGTAATTCGTCATCCAGCCATTTTTCAGAGCGGCATCGGCAAACGAGAAACCATTTGTCGCTTGCGCTTGCACAAAACCAACAATGTCGGTATTTTCAAGCACCAAAAACAACCCCTTGTAAGTATCGGCGTAACCGGCAACCTTAGAAATAAGGTTAGACATGATTACGTTGATATTCGCGGCGGTCGTGAAACCACCCGTGGGGGTTGTGTATGCTCCTGTTCCGTCCTCGCATAAACTATTCAAAACGAAATAATCAATCTTGTACGCGACAGAATAATTTTGCTCGTCGGTTCTCGCGGCGAACATATTAAAATTAGTGAGCAAATCTTCAAAGTCAAAGATATGTTCCGCGACAATTACCTCGTCGGTTACGGTCAGCGTGTCGTCGGTCGTGGTGAAAGTGTCAACCGAATAAGTCCCGGCGATTGCCTGAACAGTGGCGGTTGGCTGTGAACCGTAAGGATTCTGAATTCTTTTATTATCTGAACGATCAACTTCGCAAATCTTTTCGCAAATCAGCGCGTTTCGCAAAACTTGTTCAAGCGAAGCGGTGCGATATTTGTCCCTGTAAACACGGGACGCAATAGTATTAGGCACTTAATTGAGCTATTCCACCTCATAGCGGATTATTTTTTAACCCACCAATTATTTTAGTCCTTTTCTCTCGCGAACAAGGGCCGTCAAATCTTCCTCGCTTTCGGGAAGTTCGCCTGTTTTTTGGGCTTGTTCCAAAAGCTGGGAAGGATTTGGCCGCGAAGAACCTTTACGCGCGTTGCCAGTATTAGTGGCGGCGGCGGTAGTTCGTTCTTCCTTTTTGTCCGCGAGAACCGTTTTGATTATATTAGTCTTTAAGGCATCCGCAACGGAGATATTTTTAATCTTTGCGTAAACCGTAACTTCCTCAATATCTTCTTCCGCCACATCCGCTTTAATGATAGCTATCAAATCGGATTGAGATAAAGAGTCATCTTTTTTAGGAGCGATAACTTCTTTTTTCTCTTCCTTGAGTTTTCCTTCGGCTTTCTCGGCCCGTATCTTGTAGTTATTGGCCAATTCTTCGGCTTTTTTAATTTTTTCGGCTTCTTTTGCCGTAAAGGCCGCCTCATAATTCGCCAATATATCTTCTTCCGTTACCGTGCCGTTTTCAAGGGCTTCTTTCTCCGCTTGGGTTAAGGATTCCAAGTCAACCGTTTTTTTTATTTCCATAAATTAGAATGTGTTTTAGGTGAACATCACACCTTTATTTAATTATACCATTTTTTACAAACTCTTGCAACAATCATATCTTTGATTGCTCAATTCATCTATTTCGCGCTATCCTTGTTACTTTTGGCAATCAATTCTTCGGGCGTGAAATTATCCATTTCCGCCAATATGTTCAACTGAATCAACTGTTGTTCTATGTGTATTATTAGAGAGTTTCTCGCGAGAATATTGATTTGCGCTTGTTCCGGCAACATTTCTTTGATCGGCAGGGAACACCACAAATCAACCAGCTGGCCAAGAGGAGCGCCTGGGTCAATCTCCGGCAAAAACACTTTTCTTAAAAGTTTCAATAATTCAACATTGCCCTTAAAAGTATTCTTGATAAGATTTAATTCATCCCCGGTAAATCGCATTTGTTGTCCGTTATTAGTAGACATTATTTTCCACAATGTCAAAGATACCCGCAAGCTGTTCCGTGGAAATGTCCTGCGGAATATCCGACATTTTAATTTTATACAATTCAATTTTTACATCTTCGGTTAAAAGTTTTTCATATTCTTCAATTTGTTTTTGCCTTTCCGACAAAACCGAACTATGTTTTTCTTTTAACGCTTCAAATTCCAATTCAAATTCTTTTTCCGATTCAAGAACAAAATTATTATTCTCTATGACGGGATTTCCATTCTTGTCTTTTTTTGAATGTTTTTTCGCGAGATTCATTCGTTCCATATCATATTCCATAAAATCTTTGACAGGTTTTATTGATTCTTGTATAGAAACAATCTCATTTTCCATCAAACGAATATTCTTAATAACTCCGTAAGCGAATTTCACGCCTTTAAGATTTTTTACTTGATTCAGTCCGTTGTACAACGCTATAAGTTTTGTTTTGATCATTTTTTCCTTGATTTTAATTTTTTCATCGCTCGCAAATATCCTTTTTTAACTCCGGCAATCGTTCCTTTGTTTTCGGAGGCATAGAATACTTGCTCGCCTTTTTTGGCCCCATATTCTCCCTTAAACTTTCTAAGGAGCTTCGTTCCTTTCTTTGTTAATGGCATATTTTTCCTTTTTTTGTGTGTTAATTATTCCGACCTTTGGGGCAACACCGTGGGGGGCATTTGCGGAATCGCCATTGATTGCAATTCTATCGGACTCACTTCGCCCGTCGTTTCTAAAATTTTCGCGAATAATCTTTTTGCCACGGGGGCTTGGAGTATGGCGGGATTTTGGGCGATGGTCTGAAGAACCGTCGTCAATGTAGTCATTGTTGTTTCTTTGTTCAAATTTTCATTTGTCACGACGACTTCAATATCATCCTCTAAATCCTTAAAATATTCTTTCCATGTTGTCGCGCCGGGTGTTACAAATCTTATCATTCCAAGTTGTGCGTTTCTCTGTTGAATATTCCCGGTTAATTCTTCTATGGTCGGAGTTCCACCTATTCTTTTAAGTTCGTTTTCAAGTTCGGCCGGTAAAGCCAGATCGTCAAATCTTTGAAGTTCTTCGGATTCCAAAACTAATGCCACTTCTTTGGTATTATTTAATTTTTTCTTAAAAAATGGAACCACGACGTTTTTAATTATCTCTTCCAAATAAAGTCCTTTATTTTCGGTCATTAACTCAAAAAGCGAATGAGCTTCTTGTTGAAGCGCCGCTACTTGTCTATATGCCGTGCCGGAGGGCATAGTATTGCCCGTTACAGCTTCAGGGGTTCCCGTAATATCTCTACCAAGCGCTTGCCATTGCTGTAAAAAAGAAGTAATGGCGGGCATGTCGTGCGATTGATTATTAACTTGCGTGAGAGGCCTGTTGTCGGCGTGAACAAGAATCTGCCCGGTCTCAATATTAGTCAAAACGTTTCTGCCGACAAAATTTTCGTCGGCGGTCTGAAGCACCATTTTGCTCGCTATGTCAAGTTGGTCTTTAATCTGTTTAACAGAGTGATTAACCATCCATTGCGTGTCAAAAAGATGTTCTATGGCCCCTATTGACAATGTTTTTCCTTCTTCTTCAATCAGATGAGTAAGGAAATAGAAATCTTTGGCTTCTTTGCCTGCGTAAAGCGTAGATTCAATTTTATCTTTATAATTTTCCTTTTTTGTGCCGTTATGAATGAAAAGAACATGCATTTGTTGGCGATATTTTCCTTTGTCTTTTTCTTTGCCCGTCAGATAAAATAGTGGCAATTCGCCGTGAAGCTCGTAAACGCCAACATAATCGTTACGGGTGTCTTTTTGTTCGCCGGTTAATGTTTCGCGGGTATCAAGGGATTTAATGGCTTTCTCCACTTCAGCTTGATCGTATTCCTTAATTTTCCGAAGCTGGATGGGAGTGTAAAATAATTTTTCAATTTTTATATTATCTTTAAATTCCACCGAATCACAAATTAGCTTATCCCAGAAGATAACCTTCAAATACAATTCGCCGTCTTTTTCGGTGGCCTTAACCACCGCCGAACCGTATTTGGCGAGCGTTCTGCCCCATCGATTCAAGAATTGGCCGAAGTTCTGTTGGCGCATCCAGTTTCGCAAAAGAATTGAAGCAATGAAAGATTTAATATAATTTTTAGAATTGGTGGCGCGAAATTTTATATCCTTGCGGTCAATGTCTGTCGCTCTGAACCACACGTTTACGGCGGCCGTGCCAATATTAAAAAATGGCTTCTCTCTCCCCAAAGAATCATATTTACCCGATATATGCGCTGAATTGGAATACGCATTGATTTTCTCGATCAAATCATACATGTTCCAATTATCAAGATATTTGCCTAACTTAACTCCGCCCTGCGTGTAATTTTTTTCGGCTTTTTTAACGATGTCAAAAATTGTTTCCATTTTTATTAACGTGTTGAGATTATTTGATTTTTAAATTGTTTTAACGCGTTGAGCGGAGGACTTTGATTGTGTAGGACATAACGGAGCATATCTAACGCGTGGTCATTTTCTTTGATGGGCAATTCGTTCTCGTTTTGATTTGATTTTTTGGGTGGGTAGGCGTATGTCTCAAATTCCCATATAAGGTTCACGCAATCCGAGTGTATGTGTATCCGGCCCTGTTTTAATAGCTCTTGAATCGTTATGATGCCCGCCTCAATATCTTTTGATACTTCCCGAACATTCAACCCCGCTCTACGCGCTATCTCAAGCCGATCCGGTTCCGCAGGGTCGGGATATACAATCTCCGGCCTCATTAGCTTCACGGCTTCTACGATTGCTTCCGTGGTTTGTTCTCGTTTGTAGAATTCTTGATCTATCCAATAATGCCTGTCGCCGTCTTCTCTTACCCGACAGGCCGCCGCCGGATTAGTCCAGCCCCAGTCAATTCCGGACATTGTTCTGACTATTTTTGTTGGTTGCTTGTCCGTAACGTGTCTTGATCGGGAAAAATCTTTATAAACTAATCCTTCGGTTTTACGGAAGTCAGCCAAATACTCTTGGGCAAATCTATCTTCAGTTAATTCCTTTTTTGCTTTATCAAGTTCATCTTTAGGAATATGCGGATTATCATAAGTGGTGTAGTGAAATGACTTATAATCGGAATCTTTAGCTTCTAATTGATATAAATCGTAAAAATGATTGAAGCCTTTTGGCGTGGAGATGAACATCACTTCACCCCTTGTGTCTGTTAGTGTTGGTCTAATTACTTCTTGCCAGTAAAGCTGAAAGTTGCGCATCATCGCCACTTCATCTATCACGACAAAATCAAATTGTTGTCCTCGTAATGTTTCGATACTTTCCCAGCCCCTCAAAACAATTAAACTTTCTCCGCCTTTTATTGTCCTGACTTTAATTTCAAGTCGGCTCTCGTTGGTGTCGGATATAATCGGATGTAATTCTTTTTTTAACAGTTCCCACGCTATATCTCTTGCTTGCTGATAAGTCGGGGCTATGTATGCTATTCTGCGCGGCCCTGAAACTGCTTTGCCCTTTATCTCTTCGCTGGCAAGAGTTGTTTTACCCCAGCGTCTCCCGCAACACAGAACCCTAAACCGATGCCTATCCCTCGCTATGATTGCTTGTGTCAATGTTAGAAACATCTGATTTTTCCATTATTTCTTTTGCGATTTGAATAATTATCGGCGATCCGTCTTTGCCGCCAAGTTCGTGCTTTTCAGCCAATTGTAAAATGAATTTCAAATACATTTCCGCCGCCCTATTGTCGGTTGTTGCTCGTTCTCCCAGATTCTCTAATACCTCAGGAGCATATTTTTTCGCGTTTTCAATCGCTATCTCAAGCGATTTCTTTTTATTTTCCGTCTTGGAGGAATGATAATAATAATTACTTTCCGCTATCCCATACTTTTGACAAAATTCAGCATTTGATCCCTCTCTTAATGTTTTAGGGATTGCTTCTCTAATTATCATTTCATCTATCCAATTTATTTCTTTTGTTTCCCCTGTGTTTTCCATATTAAGCCATAAGCCACTTCTTCTCCTGTCAGTTGGCAGGCGAAAATGTTGGCCGTGAAGAACGCTTTAATTTTAAACTTGAATGACAGTCACCTGTTGTCAAGCGGCCAGACAGCGCAGGGTTATTATTACCAGCACCTCCTGTAATATACTGATAATTCAAGTTTAAAATCCAGGTCAAGTTTTATGAGCGTAACCTGAAAGCTCGCATTCGTTGTTTAAGTTCGTTTAAGAACTTTACTCTGCTCTTTGCCACTTAAGAAAAGAGCAGAATGAAACTCTTAAACAAAAAACCCGCGCTTAAAAAGCTACGGGCTTCTCCGTTTCGCTTGCTTCGCAGAGCAAGTCGCATATTAACCACTATCTCCATTATACTCCCGAATCCTAACCCTGTCAAGCGTTTTTTGGAGGGGGCTTTCGCATATTTTAAATCTCATTATATATTTTCCCAACATTTGCTTCAGTTTTTTGGCCACATTTACAAGTTAAAACAATTTTTCCTTGATTCACGCATATTGTAAATCGCACTTTGTTGATCAATAAATCTTCCCATATTGCCGCGTTGAATCTCGGAAGTAATATCCTGTCGCAATTATTACATTTAATTTTATTTTCTTCTTGCATAATTTTGGAACTTCTCAATTACCGCTTCTGTGGTTGTCTTTTGGGCCGAAGTTCCTACCTTATCAAAAACAATTTAGTCCATTTTTAATACTACCACTCTTAACTTTATAATAATTTACTAAAAACCGGGGGTTAATTAGTTAAATTCTAATCATTACATCTCCTGACTTTATGTCATGTTTGTGCCGCTTCAGCTTCCTAACCTCTTCTTGAAGTTCTTTTATGGCCTCTCGAGCGGCCGGAAGCCCGTCGTCGTAATCTTCATTCAAAATAGTAAAAAACGGTTCGCGGTTTCTTAGTTCTCCCCAAACCTCTTCATACTTATCTTGATCAAGGATATTTCCTTGTTTATCCACCAACTTACTGCCACATCTTAAAAGTTCAATCAATTCTACGGTTGTCTTATTTTCCATAGTTGTCTTGTTCTCTATGTTATTAAGTTTCCTTTTTCTCCGACCTTTTAATCCGATTGCAATATAAATTTTTGAACCCCCGGTTTTTAATGAACTATTTGCTTGCCCCGTTATATCAATAATAGTTTTGTTAACCACATCACAAAATCAATCATTGGAAAAATGGGAAAAATAATACCAATCAATCCCCACCCAAAACCCCATACGATAAACGTGTAAACGATTGAAAAAAGCCAGTAAATCTCTTTCATTTTTTTGGTTTTTTGGGTTTTTTTGTTTCCGTTAAGGTTTTCTGCATTGCTCGTGCCAAAATCCCCAATAGTTTGGTTGCTTGTTCTGCATCAAGATAAGTATATTTTGGCGCGAAAATTCTTAAAACCTTATTATCTCCTTCCCAAATAGCTTCACAACAAAAACCTTTAGGGTTATCCTTACTTTTCGCTTCTTTGGAATAACCGTACATTCCAT